GAGCGTGATTCTTAATCTCAGATAATATAGACTCACGAATCTTCTCGTAGTTCTGCTCCTCCTCAGGTTTGTAGTTTGGGTTTTTAAAGAAAAGCGAAGCCTTCTTAGATTTTAGCCATCCGTGTTTTACGTCAGCATCGTTTAAGCCCATTCCGTTGGACTCCTCTTTTATCGCTCGGTATTGTTCGATGATTTCTATTTCATCGTGCTTCAAGCGATAGCGATTGTTTTTCCTCATAGTGTGTATTTAGCGAATTTCATAAGCCATTTAGCAGCAAATCCTGCAACAAAGCCTATGATAAACAACCAAAGATTCGGTTTCTTGTTTTTATTCTTCTCCGTTTTCAACTTAACAACCTCCACTTTTTCAATCATTCGCAGGGTATCTCGTTTTAACTTATATTCAATGCGTGTCTGGAATCGTGTTTTAGGCACGAAAGAACGCTTGTAACGCACTATCGTATCTTTTTGGACTAATACCCTTTCCCACATAATAGAGTCTCTTAAAACGTAAGGAATTGAGTCAATTGAATTTATTACAAACGTGTCTGCAATCTCCTCGCATCGGTAACCTTTCTTGATTGCCTTACGGATGTGGTAATTTACACTACAAGATGTCGCAAATATCGCCAATAAAAGCGACAAAATTAGTTTAGAATTCATTGATAAGGCAGTAAGTTACAAACTTCTCCGTTTTTAGGAGCTTAATCATTATTTTGTATAGGTCAACTCTATTGACTACTTGGCAACCTGCTGACCACCAGCCAATGGTAGTTCCTGATGGCTTGCTTAAATCGTAGGTATTAGGATGAAAATTAATGCCAAAGTAACCTTCTTGTAGTTTGCCTTGCTCCTCGGATTTATCGTCTTTGTCCGTGTCTCGCCAGACTTTCACTTTGTTTCCTAATTGTAAAAGACCTTCTACCTTGCCTTGATGCTTGCCGTACTTCCAAACGTTGTAATACCACTCATCAGCTTTTAAAACTGCAGCTCCGTCTTTATTTATCTTTTCAAATTGACGAAGTGTAGGTGTGCCTGCGTTTGTAGTTGCTGAGGTAACTAAAACAAACTCCTCGCCTTTAAATAAATAAATTTTGTCATCAAAGCGATTCGGTATATCGTCTAAAGAACGAACTCCAAGCAGCCAATATCCTGCAGGAATTTTACCAAAAGACGAAAGGCTCTTAACCTTTTCAAGTAGCTGTTTATCCGTGTAAGGTCTTACCATTATTTCAATTCTTCTAATTGCTCTTTTCCTCGCTTAACGAATCCGATGAATTTATCCCAAACGTTAATTCCTGTAACTGAAAAATAGTTCTCGTTGATGCTCTTAACTTCCGTAAATACGCAAAACGCAGTAAACGCTTTAGTCATCAATAAATCAACGGAAATGAAATAAGCTAATAAATCGGCTAATACGAACTTTTCAAGCAAAAAGATAAATACTATCGCACCGCTATATAAAAGGCTCTTAGAAATGGTATTAGAAAGCCTACGGGAGCGTATTGATGCCCATCCGTTTTTGCGTACACTTCTCCAAATGCCAAAAGCCATATCAAGGATAATAGTCAATACGGCTAAAAGCACCATTGGCTTAACGGGAGCTAACACGCTCAACATAGATACAAGTAAAAGAGATTTAGTTTTCATATTGATTAACAATGTGCCACGTTAGATAAAAGCCATAGGCAGCAGCTAAGAACTTTTGGTATAGATGTTCCCCCTCCCAGATTAAAGCCATACAAGTAGCATAACCACAAACGAAGTACATCGAACCTATTGCGTCCCTATGCCTCATCTCCTAAAATTGGATTGTATGGAAATTCCTCAGTAACTGCGTGTCCAGCAAAAGCGTGTTTAGGGTCCTTAGGTTCTACTAAGTTTGCACCGAAGTCGTAAAGCTCTGAAGACATAACGTCGTAGTGATAGCCTTCTGCGTAGATAGGTTGTTCGATTACTTCCATACCTTCCATTACGGGAGGGGTCAATAGGATGAGACCGATTTCGACAACTGCTTGAACTCCGCTTCCGTATGCTTCGTGTTTTTCTCCGTCAATGCCATCGACCTCGATTAGTATTCCTTTTGCGTAAAGGTCGGAAATTGCTGCCGATTTGTCTGAATAAGTCAGTTTATATATGTTTGTCATATCGTTGTAAGTTGTGCTAAAGTTGCGTTGTCTAATCTTGTTTGCCAAAGGGCTGCTGCGTTAATTTCAAGTGCTGACTTAACAAATAAAGATGCGTTTGCATAATCAAAGTCAACTCTACTTAAATTGATTGGTAGCGTTCCACTTAAATCTGTTCCAATTAGGTTTCCATTGACATACATAGCGAAATCGTTAGCCTTATAAACTAAAGCGAGTTTGTATCTTTGACCAACTACACCACCCGAATAAGTGAATGTTGCTTGAACATTACTTGACCCAAATACTTCGCCTCTTATATCACCATTACCAAAAGTCGTAATCCAAATGGAATTTGCTGTACTGCCATCGTTAATACAAAGCGGTGTTCCGAAATCTGCAAATCCCTCAGCTATAAAGTCCACAAACAAAGTCCCCTCTGTTTGTCCTATAAGCGAACTTATACCAGTCTTACTAATTACGTCAGCATTGCGTGTTACACTTGCTGATGTTGTAGGTATGTATGAAGTTGGGTAGCTTCCGCTTTCAAATTGTGCTCCCCAAACAAGAACACCATCTGTTCCATTTCCCGAAAAAATAGGGTTTACATTTCCATTTGTATAAGCTGCATTGAAAACTGACATAGTCATAGCAACTCCAGATGAAGTTGAAGTGCTTGTTATTGAGCATCGATACCAACCATTGCCAGCGTCTTCAATATTTGCACTTGTTACACCAATTCCTAATGTACTTTCAATAGTTCCAGTAGTTAAATTAAAACCTACAAAATTTGTGTTATATGCGTTTAAAATAATCCTATTATATCCATCCGCTTTTGCATAAACTGAAAATGTCCAAGGAGCAATAGTATCTGAAATATTTTGAAATGAGTAGTGTATATTACTTGTTGTATTTGGAATTAACTTGTCCGCATCTTGAATGCCGCTTGGCGAAACTGCTACATTAGCAGAAGTTGTTGTTTGTACTTTAGTCCACGCTGCGTTATCAAAAGACGAACTATAAGTGAGTAGGTTAGTCCTTTGCGGTTCTACTAACAAACTTGGACAAGTACCGTTTGAGTAGTCAAGTCTTGGAATGTTAAGTCTTGTTTCCGTTTTTTGGTAGTCTTTAGCGGTTGAGCCTTCGACAAGTTGTGTTCCGTAAATTAATAAATCCAAACTTGCGGATGGATTGTAAAATAAAATTACATTATTATTTGCTGAACTTGTAAAAGTCCAAGTTACTCTTTGCCATTGATTTGTAGCTGTAAGCGTTGGGGATTGCTCCGCACCACTATTGGCCATAAATATAAAAGTCTGTGAACTGCCAGTATTGGACTTAACCCAAGCAGAAATAGTTTGCACCTCATTTATAACAAGTCCGCCACTTTGTAATATAAAGCCACCATTTGCAGTGTTTAAATACCTTGATGCGTTTGAAGTTCCAAAAGGGTCAGTTTGACCACTTGTAATAGTTGTATTTACTTTTGACCAAATAGCATTGGTAAAGTCCTCTGAATATTGAAAACGATTATAAGGCACTAATTCCACCAATCCCGCAGAGTTAACTCGTGTTGCTGTGGTCGCTCGTGTTACTGACATATCGCCAGAACCATCGGACGGAATAACGGAATAAAGTTTGCCCTCTTTATATCCGTTTGGTGTTACAATTAAAGAGGCAGTATCTAATAGGCTCATATTTGAGAAAGGTTTAAAATGGTTAAAGACATACAGAAAGACGATTCCAATACTCCACCCTCTGAGGCTACTCTTAACTCAAGTTCAAAAGGTGCATTAAAGGTAGGTGTAGCGTAATCATACAAAGAATCTGCGGTGTTGATTTGGTCTCCCCACCACGTTGATTCGTATATTTTTCCCCAGCTTATGTTATTTGACATCTTTGTTTATTTTAGTTAGAAAAACACGGAGCTTCTCAATGTTTTCTTGTTTTGGTTTGTAAGTTCCTACCTTAGTTCGTGTTTTCATATATACCAGCCAGTGTAGTTGTTTTGAGTGTCAGGATACATATCCCCGTTAGTGTTTGTAGTGTACTCAGGAAACAATGCATTGTTAAATACGATGTAATCAATGAATCTCTCTGTGTAGTGCTGAGCAATCTGACGTTCCTTTTCAATCAAAAAGTCTACTTCGTTTTTCTCTACGTTCTCAGAGTTCTCAGATGAGTGTTTGTAAACTCCTTTGTTAGCTATTGTATATGCTGCGAAGGGTAAGTATTCCACCATAGCCCAATGTATCAACATAGGCTTAACGTAGGTCTCAGTAAGCAGCTCGTAGTTACCTGAAAGCGTATTTGCAATAATATCCGCTTGAATCTTCTGAAGCAACTTAGTGCCTAAGTAGTTTTGTATGTGAATGTCTTGAGCGATTTTGACGAACTGAATAAACTTGTCCGTGTCTACGTTGCCATTAACGGCAGTAAACCTAACTAAATCGTCTCGTGTTATGAGTAGTGCAGTTGCCATTAATTAAATCTTTTATTCGTTGGTAAAAAGCCTTGATTTGGCATATCTATGGGTCGCATCGCAACTTGCTGAGGATTTCTTACTCTATAACCTGCCTTTTCTGCTTTGTTGGTACTTATAGTTTTTGCCTTAGGACTCAATGGGTCTATTCCAAGCCCTTCTTCAAACGCAACAAATGTTTGTCTCATCCATTTATGATGACAAGCACCACCACCTTTGTATAAAAAAATGTCGTATGTAGCAGCTCCTCTCGGGCCCCAGCCAGCGTTTACGGCTTGCTTGCTCATTCTCTCAATATCTTCTTTGCGATAAACCTTATTTGCAGTGACCATCTTTCTACAAAACTGACGTGTATTATCTTTAATGTTTCCGTCGTATCGGTAACGAGTAATGAACTTAAATCCATTAACTACTTTATCTTGTTCTGATTTAGCTCGTGGGTTTGCAGTGCCAGTGCTTACAAAATTGTACACTTTAGATAGTAAAGATTGTTTTGATTTGTTAGCATTTTCAATCTCTAAGTCAATTGCATCTTCTTGGTCGTAGTCCACTTCAAATTCGTCTATTAAAAGCCAATTTTCATTAGGCTCTTCTCCTAAGTCTATAAGTGATTGAGCAACCTCATTGTCTAAGGATTCTTGTTTTGATAGTTCCGTTCCTGTCTCCTCTGCTACTTGCTCTTGGTTTTGTGCGTTTTCCAAATCCGTAAATTCAAGCGGTTTAAGCGTCTTAAAGAATAAGTTGAGGGATATGCCGTTGTAAGATAAGATAGTGTCTAAGGCTTCAAGTATTTCGTCCTGAAGCGGCTTAATGACCATATTGTTGAACAAGATAAATGAGTTTTGAAGCTCATCAGCGTTAGACGAGAATCCGTTAGCTCCTGCAATACCAAAAAGTAACGGAGATGTAACGTTGTGTCCAAGCATAATCTTACGCATACACTCCTCACTTAAATATGTGTAGTGTTCAGGAGCATCGTTTAATGGTAAATCGTCTACTGTTGTTTTAGTGTCCATATTGTCGTTGAACGCTACGATGACTTTTTGACCTTTAGAGCCAGTCAACTTACCCAAAACTTTGTTTGTGATGATAGATTGCTGCTCTTCAGTAGGCACTCCGTTGTTAAAGTTGACCACTTTAGTACCTGAGAATCCGTTTTGAACCTCGTTGATTAGGTAATCAGCTATCTCCTCTTCTAATAGTGCGTAAGGAACTGCACCTTGATAGTCAGGATAAGCGTAATATTTCATTCCTACTGCGTAAGGCTTTGAAAATAGAATCTCAATCTTATCTTTAGAATATCCGTAAGCAGGGATTCTTGTAGGTGGGTATTTCTTTACGTCAGTCCAATCGTCTGAATAGTAGTAGGCTTCGATTTCTCCGTCTTTATTACACTTCTCAGCTCGCAACAAATTGACAGGCATATGGAAAGCCTTTAGGATTCTATCGTGCTTGTCGTTGTAGTGTACCTGAATAGCGAACTGACCAAGCATTTTGCGGTCAATAGCAATCTTGCGTAAACAATCCTTATTGAAAAGAGCCATTGCCTGAGCGTACTCATTAGGCTTTCTTGAAGCATCTACTGCAGACAAGCCACGTCCATAGACAAGACGTGAGATATTGTTAATGATTGCGTTGTTTGTAGTGGAGTTCGTGTATCTATCCAAAAGGAAAGAATAGTAATTATTATCTTCTCCGTAATCTACCCAAGCATCACGCTTGCTCTCCTGAATAACTGGAGTAGTGTATGCCGATAGATTTAGTATGTGTACGTTGTTACTCATAAACTATGAACGTATTTGATGTGGTGTTAGATGTATACTCTCCGTTGTTTACGGAGAACGTTACGATGTTTTGGTCAGTACAAAAGATTCTATCCTTGTAAACGATGTCCGTGTTTTTGTAAAGTACCAAATCGTAGAAATGTCCTTCCTTTAAAGCAAATGTAGCCGTCAACGTGTTAACGTAATCGCCTAATGTTTGCGATGTGATAGCTACAGTTACTGGAGTGTTTGTTTGGTCATCAGTCAACACCATTGATGTTGGTGTGTCTCTCGGAATAAACGAGAACGTCTGAGCTGATGTAGATGTCGTTAGTACAATCATATTAAAGTAACTGAAAGACCTGCAAATTGTTTTAAAAGCAAAAAGGGCAGCCAAAGCCACCCTTCTTACACGCTATGAAGAAAACGATTATACAGTAATGATAGTAGCTACACCGAATACATCTCCAGCACCACCTGCTAAGTCTGCCTCAGATGAGCATTCTAACAAGTTAGCGTAAAGCTTCTCTTGACCTACAAAAGTCAAAGTGTATCCGTTTAAATCTCCCATTGCAGTACCATTTGAAGCAGTTGCAGTAGTCAATTCCATTCCGTGTTCAAGACCTGCCAAAAAGAATTGGTTGTTGCGGTTCTTGATTACGATGTGAGGACGTCCCCAAGCTAATAATTTAACTGACTTGTGTGTAGTAGCATCTTGCTTCTTTAACGTGATAGTCAAAGTTTGCTCAGCAAAATTAGTTCCGTTTTCACGAGAAGAGTTGTATACTTGCTCAAAAGAGTTTGTTCCTTTAAGTTCGTATTTGTAGAGCGAAGTTACGTTAGCAACTGCGTCAATGGTGTCCGTACCTGTTACATAAGTAACGTCAGTAGGGAAAGCGTAATCTGCGTAGTTAATGAAGTAAACTGCATCAATACCTCCAACGGCATCTTTACAAACCTCAAGTCTACCATTAGCTAAAAGACAGGACATAGAATTTTGATTTTTAGTTAGTTATAAAAAAGGGAGGAGCGTATACCCCTCCCCGATTATTTTAATTAAGCTAAGATTAGTTAGCAGAGTTTGTGATACCGTAAGTAACAACGTCAGAAGCAAAGCCGTATTTAGCATCAGCAGTAAAACGCATAATTACACGGACGTTCTGAGAACCATCAAGGTCACCCATATCCAATACTTTAACTTCGTTCATATCGTTCAAAAGACCAGTAGCAAAGTACAAGTTAGATTTTTGAGCAAGAAGAGCTGTGTTGTTAGCAAGACCGTTAGCCAAGAAGATACGAACACCGTCAAAGAATACATCACCAAGTTGTTGGTTTGTACCTTTGTTGTCGTAACCATTAGCACCTACACCTGAAGCAGCGAAACCACCCAATGCACGAACATAAGCACGATAGATGTTAGAAGAAACGTAGAGTGTCAAGTCTTCTTTTCCGTAAAGAGCAGCAGGGCAAGCATCAACGATTTTACCAAGCTCAGTGATTACGTTAGCAGCATCAACAGTTGTACCTGCAACTTCTTGTGCAGATGGCAAAGAAGCGTCAGTAGTCAATTGTGTCATGATACCAGCGAACTCACCAGCAGTTGCGTTAACACCTCTCCAGATTGAAGTCTCCATACCTGCAGCAACTTTCTCAGCAGCGTGTGCAATTAAGAAATCAGCAAAAGATTTAGGAAGAACGTCAAATGCAGAGTAACCCATTTGAATGGCATCCCAGTCGCTGCGAAAATCGGACTTGCACAATTGCAACCCGACTTGGAAGCTCTCGGGCTGTAATATCCTCTCTGTCAACGTGATAGTAGACGTAGGGTCGAAATCACAAGTAGCGTTCTTGATGATACCATCCGTAGCTACACGCTTGATAACTTGCTTGTACTTAACGTTAGGCATAATTGTGATACCGCCTTTGTCAAGGGTTGGAGCAGACAATAAAGCTGCTGCAATGTACTTACCTGCGAACTCGCCAGCGTAAGTAGTAGTGATTGAAGTTGTTGTTGGCATTTTATTTAATTATTTAATGTTAGAAATTCTTGATAATACCGTGTCCATAGTAGTTGCGTTTCTTTTAGTCGCAAACTTGAATACGTCAGTAGCTTGTGTGTTTTCAGGATTGAAAGAAATCGGCTTAGGCTCTTCGCTTAATTCTACAGGTGCAACTTCTTCTGCAACTTCAGTAGATAAATTGAGTTGTGCTTTCAATTCTTCATTCTCTTTTTTAAGTGCTTCAATTTCGCTAAAGAAAGATTCTTTAACGATAGACTCAACGATTTTTTTAGCTTGTGGAGCAGTTTCGGTAGCAGCTTCAACTTCCTCTTCTACTTCAGGAGCTTCTTCTACTTCTACTTCAACTTCAGGTTCAGCAGCTTCACGAACGTCAGCAATAACACCTTCTTCGATAACTACAAGGATACGCATATCCTCTAACTCGTACTCTCCTACAGGAACAGGGATTCTTTGTTCGTCTTCCGTTAGGATAAACACAGGTTGACCTGCTTCGAACATTTCTGCTTCGAGCATTGATACGCCATCAGATAGACGCATAGTTTCCAACTTCACTTCTAAACCTAAAAGTGTGCGGACTTTGTTTAAGATTGATTTTTCGTTCATTTGTTTTTATTTACCGATTGTTTTAACTGCATTCATTGAGTTCATAATTGCATCATCAACTTGACTTAATAAAGAGTAGGCATCTTGCAATTCTTTAAATGCAGGGAGTTGTTTTACGTCTATGCCTAAATCAGCAGCTTGTTTAGTTAATGTACCTTCAATTTTAGATAATTCAGCAGTTTTTTTCTTTGCAAAATCTTTATTTAATAAAACATCAGGATAAACTGATTTTAAGGCAGCAACTGATTTTTGAACTGTGGCATCGCTTCTTAAGAATCTTGTTACTTGTTGTTGCGCTTGTTTTTTAGCAGATGCAATGTCTTCAATAAGACCTAACTCAACCTTGTGAGAAGCAAGCTCTGTAGCCTCTTCTTTAAATAGTCTGTTGTAAACTGATTTTGTAGTATTCATACTTAAACAATTTTTAGATTTATATTTGTTTTATTTTTATCCGTTTTGACGTACGATAGTTCTCACTCCATTGTTCTCAGTTTGAGTAGGAGCAGGCTCGTTTACCTCTGCAGTTTTACCGATGCCTTGAGCTTGTAAACTGCCATCACAACACTTGGTTGAGTATGTTTCGTCTTCACATAGGCAGCCTCTTTTGCTACCTGCTCTTGGACTTGCCTTGCTTGGTGTTTTAAATTTGCTCATTAAGTAAGTTTTTAAGTTGTTCAATAATTTCATTTTTCTTTTGTTGCTCTAATGACATTTCTAATTTGTCAGCGAAGTAACCCTCAATTGAGAAGCCTTTAACCTTGCCAGCTTTTACGTCATTCCATACCTCATCGTTATCTACTTTCATAGAAATCATCCACGTTCCTTTTGGTAAGCTAAATCCGTACAAAGTACTTTTGTCTTTTTCGCTATCCTCAATTAACCAAGATTCTACAACGGTCATTCCTTTGACTGCGTCTTTGTGTTCGTAGGTTGCGTTGGATTGGTTGCCGTTCTTGAAGAATAACTCCATAGCTTGACGAACCGTGTCCTCAGAAAAGTAGATGTAATACTCCTCTTTCTTTGCGTTTACACGATAGATTTTCTTGTTAGGAATAAGAGCTGCACCCATTAGAATACGTTTCTCCTTGTCTACTTCTTTGAGTTCTACTTCGTGTTTTGATAGGGCTACAAAGTTCTCCTCAATGGCAGGAGATTCGACCACACTCACGGCATCGATTCCGCTTGCTGCGTCTTTTTCGTCAATGATTAATTCAATTACGTTCATATTTATTCAACTTTTTAGTTCTACAATGTTGCGTTTTCAATTCGGTTTCTATCTAAGCTCTGAGCCGTAGTTACTGAACCACTCACTACATATGCCTGAACTGGTTGCTGCTGAAGTTGCGCTAACTGATTGACTCCTGAGTTTCCGACCACGTTAAAGTTTGGAGCTTGTGCTGCTGAACCCGAAAAACTATTCGATATGTTACCACCGCCACCGCCACCGCCACCATCAGGTGTTTGTACGGCAGTAATTGCTTTGATGTTTTTAATACCTGCTGCAATAGCTAAACCTGCGTTGATAGGAGCTAATACAGGGCCAACTACAGGAATACCCACAGTAGACGTGTAAGCCTTTTGTGCTGATACAAATGTTGATATTGTAGCCTCTGCAATTGCCGCTGCCTTACCTGCTGCTGTTTGCTCTCCAAATAAATCTGCTATCTGACCTAAAGTAGAAGCAGTAGCCATTAATGCGTCTTCCTGTGCTTTCTTTTTTGCATCGTCAAGTTCCTTCTCTCTTTGATATATACGCTCACGGACTTCTTGGACACCTACTAAACCTGCTTTTTGTTGCTCTTGAAATTCCTTAGTAGTTTTAATAGAACTTATAGTTGCTATTTTGACTTGTTCGTTTCCGCCTCGACTTAAATCAACTTGTCTATCCGTAATTTCTTGCAGTTCTTTATCACGAGCCTCCTCTAAAGCCTTAATGTCTTTTCCGTACTTTTTAGCGAGTTTAATCTGCTCAGCATACTTAGCCTCAACGGCATCAATTTGACGTTGTGATTCTTCTTTTAATAGCTCCGTTGCGGACTTTTGATTGTCTTTAATAGTTGCAAGTTCTTCCTTTGCTGCATCTTTTCCAGCTTGTATTCTATCTTGCTTATCTTTAACCTCATCAATTTTGTTTTGATTGATAATGTCTTTTCTATCTTGACGAGCTTTTTGTAAGTCTTCCTTTTCTTTGACTAATATCTCACGAGCTTCGACTGCGTTTTCTTTAGCTTTTTTGATTATCTCTTCGTCAGCATCAGCATTGACCAGTTTCTGATACCTTTGCTTTGCTAACCAGTAAATGTTTTCGGCTCTGGCTACGGAATCTTTTTCTAACTCAATGCGCTCTTCAGCTTGTGCAACTTTCATTTTACGAAGCTCTGCCGTAGTAGCACCTTGTGCCTCTGCCATTGCTAACTCAAAATCCTGATTCCTTTGTAAATCGTCAGCTCTTTTTTCTAATTCTTTGGCATTGTCTTTTATAGCTTTAGCACTTTGATTTAAGGATTTAGTGTAACGTGCATTACGTTCTATCTCTCCTGTAAATACATTAGCTATTTTGTCAAAGTTTGCAATTAGTAAACCAATACCAGTTATTAAAACACCGATACCTGCCGTCATAAAGATTTTAGATGCCGTAGTCATACCTGCAAAAGCAGTAACCGCAGTATTTTTTAAACTAATTAAAAACGGTATAGATTCTTTTATGCCTTGTACACCTTGCTGAATAGCCATTGCAGATTGAACTTGCAACAAAGCCTTTTCTACTGCTTCTGATTCTACGCCAAAAGCACCCATTGCACCCTGCGCTAAACTAAAGCCTGCCGTAACACCACCTAACGCACCGCCAAGTTTTTGCCCCATATTAGTGGCAGCAGCGTCAACGGCTAAGTCAGTTTGGATTTGTACCTTGCGATAGCTACCTACTGTCTTTAAGAGGTCTTGATATTCCTTTGTAGTTGTTTTACCAGCGTTAGCTAACTCATACAAGCGGTCTTCAGCCTCGCCCATACGAGTTGTAAGCGGTTGTAAATCGCCATAGACTTCTTCAAAACTTGCAGAGACATCGTGAGTAGCTTTGGCGAGGTCATCCATCGCCTTTGTAGCTTGTTTTGTATCTACGTTTATTTGTATGTTTTTAACCTCTGCCATTTCGTTTATTTATAAGTTCTCGTTTACCTTGTTTGATTGCTTTCTTCAAAGACGTGTGCAGCTTGTATTTTCCTTTGGCAATGTCTATCTCCTCGCTGATGCCGTAGTGATTGTCAAGTTGGAGCATTGTTATTATATGTTGTATCATTGTATTACTATAAAAATGTTATCATTAGTCCGTGTTCCATTAGCGTAAGTATAAGCTACATCTATTGTGTACACATTACCGCTTGTCAAAGCTCCTGTTGTGATAGTTACGTTTTGACTTGACGTTAAAGTTGTTTGGCTTAAAACTATGTCAGAAGCTGAAGGAGTAAGCAATGCAGTAATCCCTCCATTTGGAATGTTAATAGCCGTAGATGCTGAACCACCCGATGCAGGAATATTTATGAACGGCACTTTGTTAATCATTGGTCTGAAATCCAAATAAAGCGAGAACTGAACTTCTCCCGTTGTTAGGTTCGTGTTCATATCGTTGATGACATATCGCTTGTCTCTAATGATTAGCCTGTCGTTTAGTTTTAGGTTTGTTAGAACTCCAACAGGTAAAAATGTCTTGACGCTAATTAGCCTTTGCTTTAGGTTGTAAAGATTGTATAAATACGAAAAGTAATACTGAGCAAATAGCGTTTGTTCAATAGGTATGTCTATAAGCGTTGATGTATCAGGTGCAAAGTTTAAAGTTAAGTCCGTGTTGTTGTAGCGTAAGTCTTGACCAAATGGTATATAGCTTGTTATCGTGCTATGACCTCCGCCATCATTTGCAAACTTAAAGTTGGTATCTTGTAAGTCATAAGTGTACAATAAAACAGGCTTTGGAATGTAAGGAGCAAACTCAGAGTTAAGCGAGTAACCCAGCTGCAGGTTTTGACTGCCGTTGAATTTAGATTGTAGCAGGTTCTCGAAAGGAAGCTCAACCGTAAACTCTCCGCCATCGTAGTTGTACTGATATGTTGTATCTCCGTAGTTTCTATTAAACGTTTGGCTAAAGAACTTATTGAGCATACACTCGCTATCCGCAAACTTGAACTGAATCTTTTTGTAAAGCGGCATACGAGCAACATCAATAGAAGCAATGTCCGTGTTTTCCGTGATGTCTACAATCGCTCCCTGCCCGTACCAATCATCCAAAGGAGCAACGTCATAAACATTAACGTCAGAGCTAACGCAAACCATATTAAAAGTCTTTAGGATTCCTGAGAAGAAATCTGCTACCTTCATCTTTGGAGCATTAGCCGATAGATTGATATTTGCGTTAAAAATAATATTAGCACAAGTGATGTCAATGTAATCAGTTACAAGCGTTAACGGAACACCAGAGCCAAAATAACGCACGTTATACCTTACGTTAAATGCAATTGAGTTAGGCGCATCGCTTCGCAGCTTAAACGAGTAAGTAGAATCTAAACCTGAATTGTTAAAAACTAAAGCCAGTTGATAAGACGCAACTCCTGAGCCTTGTATTGAATTGAATAAGTTTCCGTTTTGGTATACGTCAATGAAATAATCGTCAGGGTTAACGGATGATGTAACATTTAAATTGATGACGTGAGAAACAACGTTTGGAATATAGTCTACCTGAATTTCGTTAGTTGTTAAATCAACATTATTCGTTAAATTGTAAGTTGTAAACGTAGGAGTAACCGCAGTCATATTTACGTCATAGGACTCCGATGTTTTAATCAGCGTCTCAGTTGACTTGTACCATAAAAACAAATCAGTAAATCTACTATCACTTAAAAACGTTCCGTTGAAAGTTATTCCGTATTTAGCCTCAATCAAATCAAAGATTTTAGCTACTCGCAAAGCAGGGAATAATTCGTTTTTATTTATAGCTCCTGAATTGGTATGTATGTCGTTATTGGTTATCGTTGATGTTAGCCAGTTAGGAAAAGAAACATTTACAGGAGTTGATTGATACTCCCAAATCCTGTTGGAAGTAATCAAAGGCCATTTAACGTCATCCATAATAGTGCCGTTAATCCTACTAATAATCTCAGGTGTGCTGAACTTGTGAGCAAGTGCCGTGTAATCTAAATCCGAAAGTAAATCCTCGCCAAAGTAATCTTTCAACGTTCTTCCATCTCCGTAGAATGTTACCGTGTAGCTTTCAGGTCTTCCGTTTTTTAGGTTCGCCTTTTCTACTTGCAACTTACCCCTTCTAAAGAAAGTCAAGTCAATTTCAATAAACGAATCTAAGCGCAAATTATAGTCAATCAATGAGTTTACATCTGACTGATAAAAGTGTTGCAGGATTCGGTTGTTATGGTCATTAGCAGGTATTGTAAAGCTCTGCGAAAAGTCCGTAAAGGTTTTGCTGATGTCTTGTACGTTTTGAACCGTGCTTGTTAGGTTGATTGTTTCGTCATTGAATAGTTCTAATCTCTCCGAGTTTTTATAGTACCCAAATAAGCCACCTAATGAGTTTAGATAGTTAACCATACATTCTCCAGACTCGCATACGCCCCCTGCATTGGTGACGTTCTGAAAGAAGTTGTTGACTACCGATGTTGTAATGTTTTGGTAGCGTGTTGTGCCAACGTATAAGTGAACCTCTCTGCTCATTACATTACCGAGTT